TGCGCTGCACTTGGGGGCTTGGCTCCACGCCAAACTCAGGGGCAAATTCCATCGCCAAGTTGTAGACAAATGCTCGCAAATAGCCTGGCGGAAACAAGATGTCAGTCGCCAATGTTGCAGGCTCACTCAGCTTTTCAACTGATACAAAGTGCCATTCCAAGTCCCGTGTGGGCCGTGGGTAGACATACATTTCAACATCAGGGTATGTCATGTTGACAAAAATGACCTGCGGGTATGTAGACGTCACGGTTTTAACCGCAATGCCGTTGTACTGTTGTTGATTGATGAACTTGATACCGAAAGACACGTTAGTGCCTGGGTCACGGTAGTAGGTGGCGTCGTCCAGCAAAACTGGGCGCAGCCCTGCAAAGTTACCCGATGGGCCTAGTGTGCGTTTAATTTCGCCAGCAGGCCAAGTAAAAATTTGGTCTTGGGTACAAAATACAGACAGGCGCTCGGTGTTCCAAGAGTCGATCATCTGGTTCAACGCCATCAGGGCGTCTTGAGACACAGATGCGGAAGGTGCCTCACCTTCAGCCAATACGCCGAGCAATCTCAATGCTCTATTGATCTGATCGCCAGCGGTGTAAATGGCCATGTTACGCTCCTTGTTCTGCCGCCTCTAAACTGGGTCGGCCACGACGACGTTTAACTTCCAGTTCGTTTGCGACAGGAGCCGCCTCTTGGTCAACAGGCGTGTCCAAAGTATAGCGTACCCAGCCATTTTTTTCATCAAATTCGGCCTCTAGCTCCATGTAAGCTATTTTGCGGCCATGAACGGGATGCTGAAGATAAATTTGCATATAAAGAAGGGGGTGATTAGCCCCCTAGTTGGTTTAGGCAGTGATGCCAATGTTTTTCAACGCAACACGAAGAGCATTGATGGCGGTAGCCAGCTCAGTTCCTGAAGCGGTGTTGGTAACCGCAGTAATGGCCGCAGCTTGCGTGACTGGCGTGGTTCCGTAGAAACCCGCAGTTCCACCAGCTTTGCCCATGATTGCGCCGTCAAGTTGCGCGTCTTCAAACGCGACGCCTACAGCTTTTGTATTTGGCATGATTATGTTCCTTTAAAAAATAGGGGCCGAAGCCCCCATTAATTACATCAAAAACGCCGAGTAGGTTGCGTCGCCAGTCTTCACGAAACGGTATGTGTGCGCACCGAAACGTGGGACAGTGACTGAACCAACAACAGTAATACCAGTGCCTGTGGTGACAGGGACTGTAGAGGATGAACCAGAGTTGTTGTCGTTGCAAATTGTCAAGTCAAAAGACGAGCCAATTTTTGCGCTTGGAACTGCTGCATCAAGCAACGCTGCTGTAGGCAGAGTCACTGTCAATGTAGCGTCCGATGCTTTTTTACAAACAACCAAACCAACTGCAACTTGAGCCGCAGTCAATGTGGTGTCACCAGTCAATGTAGCAGGGATGGTCTGAACGCCCATCACTGCTTCAGTTAAATTGCCGTCACCAAGTTGGTAACCGCCTGCGCCGTTAGGTAATGCCATGATAATTTTCCTTCAAAAAAGTTTTTGATCAACCCCAGATGCGGCAGGCCATCTGTGGACGAATGGTGCTGAAGCCATACAGAACGTCAATACGGCAAGGCATACGGTCGTTGTTGATGTCGTACTGACGAACAACGCGCAAGCTGATACCGTTATGAACTGCGCGAGCAGCCATATCGACGCCTTGGGGCAACAACAAGTCGGCGGTCGCAAAAGTGATCGCGTCTTTGTGGTAGACCAAGTTTTGTGCGTAAGCAGTAGAAGCAGCGCCCACAAAGGTCACGGCCTTGCTGTTTTGTGGCAGCACGTTCATGGTAGCCAGTGCGTGGTTGGCCGAGTACATGGGCGCAACAGTCACAGTCCAAGTGCCAGCCACAGCAGTGGCGTTGGCCAAAGCTACGAATTGGAACAAAGAACCAGTGGTTTCACGGGTTTGTGGGTTGACGGCAAAGCAGTCAGCAATAGTGAACACGTCGCCAGCGGCGATGGTAGTGGTCACAGAGCCTTGGGCCAGAGTCAAAGTGGAAGAGCCTTCAGAAGTCACAGCGGCGCTGGTGCTGGTAGATGCAGAAGCATCACGTGAGCCAGTGGTGTGCTGTTTGATGGACTGAGACATGTTCACTTCGTCGAAGCCCAACACGCCAGTGCCCATCATGCCGTTCTTGAACTGCTTGCTGATGGTGTCGGTGGGGTTGAACAAACCTTTCATGCCTTCGACCAAGCCAGCGTTAGCGGCAGGGTTGACGGTGGCGTAACGTGGTGACATCACGGCAGCGTTTTCGTTCAGCTTCTGCTGGGCTTGCAACAAGACCAAAGAAGTAGAAGGAGTGGTGCCAGGGGTGCCAACGGTGTTACCGATGGTTTTGTACGCATTGGCGACGTCAGCATCAATGCTGGAGGCCAATTGGCTAATACGAGGCTTCAACACACGCTCTGCGAAGTCATCCAATTGCATGGTCAATTCAGCAGATGTGAAGTTGACACCAATGTGCTTTTGGCTGGCCACAGACAAAGTGGTGAACTGTTCGTTGTCGTCCTGAACTTGCAGGGCGGCACCGTCGGTCACCAAAGCGCGGTCGGGCAGGCGGATACGCAGGGTAGAACCAATCTTGGCACCTTCAACAGCGAAGCTGTCGTCGTACTGACGGTTCACGTTACGGGTGAGCACCAGGTTGTTCTCGAGGATCTCGAGAGCTTTACGGGTGATCATGTCGATCGTTAAGATACTGTTAGACATGGAAAAAATCCTTCAAAAATTGTTTAGCGGTTTGCCTGTGCTTGCCATTTTTTCAACTGCCGTGCTCTTTCAGCTTCAATCCACTGCGAATCAGTCATGGTCTTGGTAGACCGTGGATCCGTAGTGTCATAGGCCGGTGATCCAGTGGATCGAGCAGTAACAGGCGAAATCGGTGCTGGCGCAGACGTGGTTCTTTTTACGGGAGGATCGGTGGCCAATTTGGCCTCAATTCGCCCAATTTCTTTGGCTTGCATGATAGGCGCAAGACGAGAGATACGGTCGGCTTCCTTAGGGTTAGCACCGAGGTAGTAAGCTACTTCAGGGCCAATGTCCGAGGATTGGATCGTCTGAGCCATCACGGTCGTGATTGGGAGCTTGGGGTTGTACGCGACTTGTTCAAAGTCATCGTATTTCGTCCGAGCTTCTTCTTCCTTTTCATGATAAGTCTCAAGGATCGCAGATTGCTGCCTTGCTTGTTCTCGCTGGGCAAGCAGTTCTTCGGCTTTCTGATAGGCCAATGCGTCTGCATAGGCTTCAGGGCTTTCAAACTGATCGACTGGCGGGATGTCTGCTGGCGCTCTCAGCGTCTGGGCTTCCGCCTGACGTTGGGTCTGCTCTCTTTCCCACTTACGTTGCTCTCTTGCAAGTCGTTTGCCGATGGCTGCATCAAGTTCCTCTTGGGTAAAAACCCTCGATTGCTCTTTTGCTTCTTCAGCGACTTCCGGCGTTTGAGTTGCTTCCTGAGTGGCCGTCACTTCTGGAGCTGGCGCGGAGTCTACTTCCGCTAAGGGTTGTTGGACTTCTTCAGTCATTTTTGAATCTCAATGATCCCCTGGTGAACCGCACCAGTACGGGTTTGTTTATCTTACAGCAAAAGCAACCATTACAGTTACAGCGCTTGGCAAAACCCAATCAAGCAGTCCTTTGGTTGTCCAAGCTTGTTTTTGAAAGCCACCATACCACGGCATACTAGCGCGTTTGCCGCCGTAGTTAGCCGCAATGTTGCGGTACTCAGCTTGAGTAACTTCGCGCCCTATAAAGAACGCAGACGCCGCAGCCGCCCCAACCCACAAGCCAAAAGGGGCTAGTAAGAGTTGGATCGCAAGGGCTACGGGTATGTGGGTCATAAAGTTATTTAAAAGTTAAGAAAGTATTTGCGTAGGGTTATGGGCTAGTTAATCTCTAAACATAAATGTAAAGCTAAAACTTTGTCCTGCGTTAGTAGTTGGCGCGGCCCAATTAAATTCTGCAACGTTGTTTGTTGTGTCAGCATAAACCGCTATTGCCGTTCCTCTAGAATCAGCCGAATAAAATACCCCAGCACCCCCTAAATCAGAAATACTAGCTAAGTCTGCAGTAATTGGTAAAGATATTCTTAACACAGTGTTTGCGCCGCCTGCTGCTGACATAGTAATACCTGTGACAAGACCACTAACAGTAACAATATTCCCAGAACGAATAAAATTGCAAATTTGTGCTGTTGAAGCTGAAATATTTGTGGTGTTGGTTAATGTCGGGGTGTAAAAACCGTATTGTCGGTAATCATCTGCTACAACTAATCCACCTGTAGTGTTAATATATTTTTGAACAGTTGAACTTACCGTTGCGCCATCTAAGTTAATAACGCCGCTGCGGTCAGCAACGGCGACGCTTCCAGTTGCATTAAGCGCCGATACATTTGGTGCGTTAATAAAAGACCCTGCGCCGTATGCGCCAAGCGCGTCTGCTTTTGCGTCATCCGCTTGACCGTTTGAAAAATTAACCACGCCAGCTTCATAAGCCCGTACACAATTACCCGTAAGGTCTGCGCTACAATCGTTTGCTGTTGCAGATTCAGCGTCCACAATCGCGGCGTCTGTTGCTCTAATGCCGTGGCGGTATGCGTTATTAGCATTTCCATTACGGAAAGACAGTAGACCACCATGCGCTGCTTGCGCTCCGTAATACCCAGAATTTGAACAATCGGCAGAATCCGCTGAAACCATACTTCCCCAAGAAGTAATACCTGAACCTGTAGTACCGTTTCTAGCGCAACCAGTAAAAATAGCGCCGTTTGCTGAAACATAGCACGCGTTATAGGCAAGCAACCCGTTAGCCCATGCGTTTTTTACCCCGCAACCAGAATTAACAACTATAGAACATGAATTTTCAAGACGTATACCATTGTTATTTGTCTGATTGCTTGCATTAATAAGGCAATCTAAAGTAGGTAGCCTTGCGCCATCAAACCCATTAATAACATTGCTTGAAAATCCACTCGCTAAAGGCACTTCGGCGTCGTCAGAAGTAATTATGAAGTTTGAACAATCAATACCTGTAATAGAAATTCCAGCAGTTAGTGAATGACCTGCCTCAATATTTAAGGTAATATTATCGTCAGAAACTGTTGGGGATAAAGCATCTATGGCCACTTGTAGCGTAGCAAAATCAGTAGGGATTTGATAAGTTAGGGTTGACCCCTTCATCATCGGCGATGGTACTTTTGTCAAAGCCATGATAAATCCTTAAGAGTAATAGCTGATGTTCAAAATACCACTAGCTGACTGCTGAATAAAACGAATTTTTGTCAAGTCGCCATCGTATTGAAGCGGCACCCCAACAGCAATCGGCATACCAACGCTAGCACTTGGTGCTATGCCGTCATCTCTCCAACGAACTGGCGCGCCTTCAGCAATAATCAAAGCAAATACAGGCTTGGCGTTTAAACCTTCGGGTGCCAAAGTTGGCACTGTTAAGCCTACTGATGCGGACAAGTTTGTAATTTGCTGGTAGCCAAAACAAGTGGTTACAGCTTTAATGTTCATCGTCATTTTAAAATCTCCGAGGTTGTGTGAACGGTCTTAAAGTGATAGGTAATTCAGCAGTTGAATACGGAGGTGACAAGCTAAAATTCCAGCCGTCATTGTTGCCTGCGTCCGTATTTTCAAAGTCAGTATAAGCGTTCCACGCCGCGCCGCCAACAGCATTGATGTCACGGATGGTCAAGTCAACCACGTTGACCGTGCCGCTCGCTTGTGACAACGTGGCTTGTGACCCAGGCGTTGTAGACTGTAAAAACTTAACGCTAGAGTTGTTAGCTACAAACGACCCGACAGTGCTGGTTACGCCGTTTTTAAGTTGGACTGTGCCAGCGGTAATAGTAAACGTGTTTGTTGCGCCCATTGTTAAAGCATCGGCAAATACGCAAGTGCTGCCACCTTGAACAATAATTCCACTATTAATTGTTACGCCGTTAGTTGTAATAGTTTGCGTTCCAGATGCTGCATTAAATAACAAACTTCTAGTCGCCGACGATGGCCCAGTCATACCTGTACCAAGTATTAGATTGCCAAAAAGTTGCGGGTCAGCAGCTGTAAAACCGTAAGAACCTGTAAAACCAGTAAAGTTAACGTTACCAAAAACGTTAGCTCCAGCTAAAGTAAAAATGTCAGTTCCAGCAGTAATGTTAATTGCTATTTTGGGGTTATTAGACGCATAATTTGCCACGCCGCCAGCATTAAATTGCCGCGTACCTGTAGCCCCGCTATAGGTGCAATTTACTATTGGTGTACCTGTAATAGTTAAATTAGTGGCAGTAGAAAAAGATAAGATACTTGCGTTATTACCCGTCAAGGTAATATTTCCTGTACCAAACGCAATAGATCGTACGTTGCTGTTTGATGAGCCAAATATTCCTGTGCTCAATGTCCGAGTAACCAAATCCAACGTTCCCGCAGTCAGCGTAAACGTGC